TACTGGCGAACTAACATATGGCCCAGTAACCACAGGTGCTACTGGACCTACTGGACCGACTGGACCTACTGGGCCAACTGGACCTACTGGGCCAACTGGACCGACTGGACCTACAGGTGCTACTGGTGCTACAGGACCAACTGGACCGACTGGTGCTACTGGTATAGGTGCTACTGGTGCTACTGGTCCTGTTGGTGCAACTGGTTCAGGATCATCTCTAGCATTATATCAAGAACCTGGTACACTGGTAGAAAATGTTGATTTAATAATTATTGATGGCTGCGCAACTTTATCACAAATACTACCAGGAACTGCTAAGATAGATGTAGAGTGTCCCTTTGACTTAATAATTCAGGATGAAGGTACCACTATTCAAACAGGAACTACAACTCTAAACTTTGTAGGTTCTGGCGTAACTGCTGCTGTAGACGGAGCAAACAAAGTAACAGTAACTATACCTGGCGGTGGAGGTGGAGCAGGTGGATGCTACACACATATTCAAAGTTCTGCCAATACAGTTTGGGACGTAACACACGATTTAAATGACCAATATGTAGTTGTAGAAATCATAGACACAGCCAACTATAGTTATGCTGGTCGTTATGACTATCCACAAATAGAGTTTTTAACTGCTAACACCGCACGTATAACATGGACCACTGCAATAGCAGGCAAGGCTGTATTTAGTTGCGGTGGTGTTGGTGCTACAGGAGCACAAGGCAATGCAGGTGCAACTGGCGCTACAGGGCTTACAGGTGCAACTGGTGCTACAGGTAGTGCAGGTGCAACAGGAGCCACTGGTGCAGGTGCTACTGGGGCTACAGGTCCAACTGGCGCTACAGGTACTGCAGGTGCTACAGGAGATAGTGGGGCAACTGGCGCTACAGGTGCTACTGGTATTGGTGCTACAGGTGCTACAGGTCCACAAGGTGCTACTGGTAATACTAACCTAACGGTATATCAACTTCCTGGAGTAGCAGTCCACGACGTAAGCACATTAGTATTTGCAGGAAACTGCGTAACAGTGAGTGAACTTTCACCAGGCACTGCACAGATTGAGATTGCATGTAGCAATGGCGGTGGTGAAGGCAATGGCTGCTTCCTATATACGCAATCAAGTGATGCTAGTGTATGGACAGTTAATCACAATCTAAATCAACAATATTTGAACGTTGAAATAATAGACGTTGATGATTATACATACGTTGGAAGATATGATTATCCAACAATATTATTCCAAGATGCTAATACATTAGTTATAACTTGGTCAGTACCGATGTCAGGTAAAGCAGCAATAACTGGTTGCGGCGGCGGCGGAAGCGGTGAGGTTGGTGCTACAGGTGCTACTGGTGCTACTGGCGCAACAGGTCCAACTGGCGCAACAGGTCCAACTGGCGCAACAGGTCCAACTGGCGGTTTATCATTACAAGAAATTATAGTTGATAATGGATACATAGTATGTGGTGCGGATCCAGTTACTGGCGTATCAATAATAATACAGTTTGGTAAAATTACACGCGGAGCAGCTAACTGGAATGAACCAAACACACCAACAGCAAGTTTTCCAATTGAATTCCCAACTGCTTGCTTAAGCATTTCTATGATCTATGACGGGGAGAATTCAGCATATGACTACTGGCCACAAGTATATGAGTTAACCACCTCTACATTTCAGTGGTTCTCACAAAGAGCAAGTAGTGGAGCAACACAAGCTAATCACCTATGGTACATAGCGATAGGATTCTAAAATGACAATTTTTTATAGCCCAAGTAAAAAAAGTTTTTTAGATAGTAACTTATCCTATAAATCTATGCCTACTGATTTAATTGAGGTTGATGTATCAACTCATAAAAAAATAGTTAATGAGTTACATAATAACAACAAAGAAATTAGTGTAGTCAATGGAAATATAACGCTAGTAGAAAAACAAGATCGTATTATTGAAAACAATTGGAATCATGTCAGATCCAAAAGAAAAAAATTATTAGCAGAATGTGATTACACACAACTTCCTGATTATCCTACAGATAAAAAATCAGAATGGGCTAATTATAGACAAAAGTTAAGAGATATACCTCAAAAGTATAAAAATATTACAGACATCATTTGGCCATCAAAGCCTGACTAAGTTATTAGGATAAGATTATGAATACATCAGAATTAAGTTTAGTAATAGGTAAAATAAAGTCAGATTATAAGAAACAAAAAATATCTGAGACTGCTGCAAAGACACAATTACAAAGTATAGATTGGAATAATATAGTAGAAGATACTGTATCAAAAACTCTATTACAAACTGTAGTTAAGGCTACAATATTAATACTTAATACACCTAAAGAATTATGAGTAGTGAAGATACTAACAAAGTTGTTGTTACTCTACAGAAAGGTGTAGATGTAGATGCCTTTATAGATGAGATGATTAGTAAAGGCAGTAGTAGTCCTTTTGTGCCATCTCGCCAGGTAGAAATTCATAATTTAAAAGAAGATAGTCTACGTAATGTAGATTTTATAATGACAAGAGCTGAGTGTCATGAATTAAGAAAGGATCCAAGAGTAATACATGCAAGATTTGGTAGTAAAGCAGAAAATGGAATATATCCTGAACTAGACACAGTTGATATTAGTAGAAGTTATTATAGAACTCAGAATTTTCATACAGGAAATATAGATCAAAGTTGGGGTATGCCTCAGACAAATTCAAGAACAAATCAATATCCGGATCCTGAGGTCAGGGTCGTAGAATATCAACAAATTTATACAAGTATGGGCATTGGTGTTGATTTTGTGATACAAGATACCGGATTACAAATTAATCATCCTGAGTTTACCAATACTTATAATAACGTAAGCAGAGTAAATGTTATTAATTGGTTTCAAGCCACCAGTATACCTGGCACTATGCCAGTGAATTTTTATACTGATACTAATGGTCACGGCACAAATGTATGTGGAATAACAGCAGGAAAAACATATGGATTGGCTAAAGGGGCCGCAATTTATGTAATGAATATATTAGGAAGTAATGCGGATTCTAGAATGCCGATTAGTCAATCTTTTAATTTGCTAAGAACATGGCATACCCAAAAGCCTGCTCAAACTAATGGTTTTTGGACTACGAAAAGACCAACTATTGTAAATATGAGTTGGGGTTTTAGAGGAAGTACATCACAGATTGCCGGTGGGGTTTATAGGGGCACAAGTTGGACAGGTAGTGGCGCTCAAAATCAATATGGCTTAGTAAATGGAAATGGAGGTGTTAATATAAGTGTTGAAAGCGTCAATGCAGATGTTTCAGATTGTTTAGATGCGGGTGTCATTTTAATAGCTGCTGCAGGCAATAGTAGCTATAAAATAGATGTACCTGGAGGATTAGATTACAACAATACAGTAAGGTTTGCGGGTGACCCTACACAGTATTATTATATGCGAGGAAGCACTCCTAATATAGATCCTAGATCAATCAGGGTTGGTGCTGTTGCATTACAACCTGTACCTGAAAGAAAAACTAACTTTAGTTGTACAGGACCCGGTGTTTGTATTTATACTGCAGGAGATTATGTTGTAGGTCCATGCAGTAATGTAAATGCATTTGAGGCCAGGGGGGTTTATCCTGTCGCAACATATCCTTATAATTCAAATTTTAAAAGTGTTAAGGTAAGTGGCACCAGTATGGCAAGTCCGAATGTAGCAGGTTTAGTTTGTTTATTATTACAGGCACGACCTTGGTATGACATGGGGAGGATTTATAATTGGATTAATGATAATGCTTCAATAAACAGATTAGCTAATAGTGGTGGTGGCTATACAGATTTTCAAAGTCTGCAGGGCGGACCAAACAGATATCTATATAATCCATGGGCTACAGGATCATTTCCCACAGTAATTTTACCTAATAGTGACGTAGAAATTTGGGCAAGGAAATTATAATATGGCACAGCCTAGATGGATAACCTCAGCAGGATCAATAGGTGTTTATCCTGCAAGTATTGAAATTAATTATCAATTTGAAGCTGTTGCTGTATTACCTTCTACCTCTATAACCTATAAATTATTAAGTGGTATATTACCTAATGGCCTATCTCTTGATGTGTTTGGTTTATTATCCGGCATACCTACTATAATATTTACTGATAAATTATATCAATTTGTAATAAGAGCTACTGATAATTTAGGAAATGTACTTGATAGAACTTTCACCATACAAATATTAGGTGTGGTAGCGCCAGAGTTTACAACTCCTTCAGGATCTTTGTTTACAGTTAATGATAGTATTTGGAAAGAATTTCAAGTTCAATATAGTAACCCTGTGCCTGAAAACGAAGTTGAAATAAGAGTTTTACAAGGAACCTTACCTCCAGGATTAGAAATTAATGAATTTGGTTTAATAAGAGGTTACGCACAACCACCTATTGTTACAACTAACTTAGGTTTAATTAATACTACTGCAACAGCTACCTTGATGACAACTAATTTAATTACTTGTTTATCGACTGAAGGCTTTGAGATAGGAAGACCAGTAATATTTAGCGGCGGGGTAATAGGTGGACTTACTGCAGGTTCAACATTTTACGTAAAAGAAATTATAAATTTAACTCAATTTTCTGTAAGCACTACTATAAACGGACCTGTATATATTTTAAATGAAGACGACGGCATAATGACTGTAACTCTTCCAAACGTTAGTGTAGGTGAACCTACAATAAGGACATTTAGTTTTACTTTAAAACTTGATAGTGCGTTAGGTAGTGATATACAAACTTATTTTATAACTATTAAAAATCAAAACACTCCAGTGACACAAGGCGGAGAGGGTAAACCTCAAAATACCAGAGAACCGGTAATATTTAATACAAGACCTCCAACATATAAAATTGAAGATAGTGTAAATTATAGATACTTTATTTTACCTGAATATGGTTTAATTACAGGAGCTACATATAATCCTAATCAATATGCCTATATTGGAAAATTCTATAGTGACAATTATTTTGCTTTTAAAATTTTAGGAAACGATTTTGATAATAATACATTATCATATTCTTTTGCTGGACTGCCATTAGGACTCTCAGGAGATAGTACTACAGGATGGATTACAGGAACACCTGTGATTGCTGACAATAGTATAAGTCAATTTAATTTTAGTGTTGCAGTTTTCAAAAGCGAGTTCCCGCTTATTCAAAGTCAATTCTATAATTTTGAATTTAGACTTAGTAATGGTATTGATGGAGTAATAGTTTGGGAAAGTCCATCTGATTTAGGTACATTAAGTAATAATCAACTTAGTTTAAAACGTGTCACTGCAGTTTCAGATGTTGAACTTTTTTATAGACTAACAAACGACAGTGGGGACTTACCACCTAATCTAACATTATTATCAAACGGTGAAATTACAGGCAGGGTCGCGTTTCAGCCTGAAAATTATATTACAACATTAAATGATATTAACACATTTACTTTTACAGTAGAAGCTTATAGTAATGAATACCCATTACTTACAAATACAAAAACTTTTACAATAAATGTATTGCAGGAAAATTTTCAACCTCTAGATACACTTTATGTTAAATGCACACCAAGTATTGAAGATAGATTAATTATTGATAGTTTGTTAACAGATGACACTTTAATACCGAGTGAATATTTGTATAGGCCAGAAGATGTTAATTTTGGTAAATCAACCTATGTAAGTTATGTTCACGCCTATGGTATTTTTGCTAGTAACTTAGATCAATATATAGCTGCTATCACTAAAAATCATTATTGGAAGTATTTAACTTTAGGATCGATTGAAACTGCAGTTGCTAAGGATGAAAATAACGAAGTAGTTTATGAAGTAGTTTATAGTAGAATTATTGATAACTTAGTAAGATATAGTCCGGAACAAGATGGATTCGCCAAAGATTATCTAAGTATAAGCAAAGAAGTTCGTTGGCCATTCCCAATCGATTTAGCATTGGGGCCTTGGTATACAAGTAGTACAACAATTTATACTAGCTATATTGATAATCAACCTTCAATTTTATATACTCAATATGGATATGATACAGCAACGCAATCTGAAAATGACATATTAGTAGAGCAGGGTGCACCATTATTTTATACAAGTTTAACACCAGGCTATGTTTTAAATTTATATCCTAATAGCTTGCCGAATATGAGAAAGCAAGTTGGAGATGTTTTAGGGCAAAATTATGACGCAAATATTTTACCATTATGGATGACTAGTCAACAGATTGACGGCAATACATTAGGATTTACTCCTGCTTGGGTGATTTGTTATACCAAACCTGGATTTTCACAAACTATTAAACGCAACATTGAAACTGAATGGGTAGATCCTATTAATAATAGTTATAAACTAAACAACATTAACTTTAGAATAGACAGGTTCACTGTTGATAAAAGTATGACTTATAATTATGAAAATTCATTTATACCACCTGCTTGGACTGGGCTGCCAAGTGCATACCCAACACCTGACCCTGTTGATAGTAAAGATTTTTACGTTTTATTCCCGCACAAGACAATTTTACCTAATGATCCTCAGGTTTACTAAATACAATGTAGGATTTTATAAATTATGAGTAATATTGACACTAACGGTATAGATGTAAATTATCCGATCCCTGGCGTGAACAACAGTACGCAGGGATTTAGAAGTAACTTTACAGCAATAAAAACTAACTTAGACACTGCAGGAACTGAGATCACAAACCTGCAGCAGAATGTTGTATTGAAAGCAGCATTAGCCAATTCAACATTAAACAACGACATGGCTAACACTCTTATTGCGAATGCCAGTACTCTTGCATTTAGATCAACAACTTACAATTTAGGTAACGCCTTAACCGGTACTGTTTTAATTAACGCAAGTATAGCCGACGTTCATTATGGACAAATAGCAAACAATATAACATTAAATACAAGCAGTTGGGCTCCTGTCAATACACAACAATCAATAGAAATTCAATTATCTACGAGCAATGCTGATGCGAATTATACTATAAGTTTTCCTGCTAACATAATTGCAACATCAAATAACTATGGCGCAACTATGCTTGAGAATTTTGCTAATGTAAGTAACGTCTCTCAAATATCATTTCCTTATGGCATCACACAACTTAACTTTAGAATTACAACGATTGATTGCGGAAATTCTATCTACATTGAACCTATCAATAGAAACTATCAGTCAACTCAGTTAGTTAAAAGAACTCCGCCAAGTACAGGACAACAAGGCGACAAAGTAGGTACTGTTTGCGTTGATAATACAACGTCAACGCAACTAAGTGTTAGTACCTTAGCAAATGATTTTATTATCACAAGCAATACATCAAGTTTATATAATGGTTTACCTGTAGTATTCACAGCAAGTAATGCTGCAGTTAGTACTGAAGCCAACTTAAATCTAGGTACAACTTATTATGTAAGCAATGTTGCTAACTCAACAGCATTTAAAGTTTCTGCGAATGCTAATATATCTGGTAACGTCGATTTAGCAGGAAACGTTGCCTATATGAATATGAACCCTGTCAGTTACATGTATGTTGCTGCAGCAAATTATAGTTCGAATTCATACAGTATTAATATTGACACAACCTCGGCGCCTAATATAATTAATGTAACTGGAGCAAACATTATTTACTTAGATGTAAATCAACCTGTTATATTTACGGGCGTCAGTGGTTTAAGTAACATAGGCGTGACTGCAAATACGCCATATTATGTAAAGTCATGGAGCAGTGGTACTGGAAATTTAACTGTAAGCTTGTTTAGAACTAATGGTGTAGCAGGCGTTGAATTTCAAGGTATAGAAACAACTACATTAACAAATGTAGATGTAGATATAACAAATTATGACGGTTTAGATATTTGGAGAAGGATACCTTTTAATCCTTTTTAATAAATGGAACATCCGTTTATACATAATCTTGATGAAAAAAGTTTAGAAGATTTGCAAAATATAATTTCAGATTTAAATAAAAAATTAACTTTTGCCTATAGAACTGGCAATCAGCCTTTGATACATCAACTACATATGGCTATAGATAGTCATAGAACTGCATATAATAAAAAGATGGACGATTTAATTAAGAAGCAAAATCTAAATATTAAAATCGATGTCAAAAAATGAATGTTAGAATAGAAAAAAGTTTTGTGTTTCAGGCTGCTATTCATTTTGAAGGCACATTTATGGTAAACACCTATGATATGAACTTGTTGATGACTGTGCTTACAGAAGATCAATGGGAACAAAAAATAGCTATTGAACGAATTAATTTTTATCTTCTTGAAAATTTAGAGCATAACATATTTGTACACAATAAGGATAAAAAAGCTATAGACAAGTATAGAAAAGCAGGCTTAAAAGTTATAGAATTACCTGAAGAGCCCTTCGATCAAATAATTGGTATAGTTTTAATGTTAAAATTTGATGCTATTATGGAAGGTAGAGTAGCTGTAGATGAGATAGTATTTGGAAGTAAATTAACTAGTAACATAAAGTTCCATACACTTTTTGAAGAGGCTGAGGCTACATATGCAGGTAATAACTGGTGGAATAATAACAGTTGTGTAATTACTACCACTAAAAAGGATAAAGTAGTAAAACTTTTTGATACTAACGATTGGAAAGATGTGGGCTTGACATGGAAGGCAAGTTAATTTAAACTAACTTAATGTTCAAAGACAAGTTTGGTCAAATAGTATTGTCAGAAAGTGACATACTTGATATCTATTATAAAAACCCAAATAAACAATTAGAAGCCTTGACAGATATAGAAATAACTTTTAATGGTGAGTTAGATGTAGTAGTGCCCAAACTTAAACCTTATAATAATTTAGATATTTCTATAAGTGAGTTTGACAGTATAAATCAATCTAATTGGCACATGCCTGATCTATATAAAGAAATGGACATTGCTAAATTTGTTTTGGAAAATTGTACAACAGAAGAAGAGTTACAACGAGCCGGTAAAGAATTATTGATGTTTCAAGAACGCAATATGTTTACATTATTGCAATATTTAAAATATTTGGTAGACACAATGAAAGCTAATAATATTGTGTATGGCGTAGGAAGAGGTTCCAGCGTATCAAGCTTTGTTTTATATATTATAGGAGTACATCGTATAAATAGCTTGTATTACGACTTGGATATAGAAGAATTTTTAAAATAGGAGTGGGATATGCCAAAACGTAGAACCGCGCAGGGAAAAATGATTGATATGGGTGCTTTGATTGCCAAAAATGAAAACGTCAGAGCAGTTGGCAACATGAAGGTAAATGCTAGAGGCGATCATATTGATAGCAATGGGAACGTTATTACTCCTGTTACTGAAAAGGTTGCTAAAGGCTATAGTAAGACTGTAGGACATAAATCTGCACAAGTAACAAATTATAAACGACCATCAGTAAAACGTGAACTAACTAAGGAAGAAATTGAGTTAGAACAACAGTTAGAAGCTGATTTTGAAGTAGAACAAATCAAAAAAACTAGTAAATAATATGAGCTTAAATATAAAACCTTATAATGTAAAAGATATACGTGCTATACACGACAATGTTATTGTAACCGATATGATTTTCGATGAACGTATTACATCAGGCGGCATAGTTTTAAGAAATGACGATATGAAAAGTCATGGAATTAGACCGCGCTGGGCACAAGTTTTTAAGATTGGCCCAGAACAAAAGGAAATTAAAGTGGGTCAGTATGTTTTAATTGCACATGGACGTTGGACTCGAGGCATCAAAATAGAAACAGACAACGGAAATTATACAATTAGAAAAGTTGATAACAATGATATATTGTGTGTTAGTGATGACCCTGTATTTGATGAAACCCTTAGCGATAAGGATATCTAAATTCTTGACATGTGCCAAATTTATTGTTAGCATATAGTTATGAAAAATAAATTATGGGTAGAGGCATACAGACCTAAGTCCGTCGATGAATACGTTTTCGTCAATACACAGCAACGTGACCAAGTAAACAATTGGATTAAAGAAGAAACTATTCCACATTTGCTATTAAGTGGTGAACCGGGTACTGGCAAGACCACACTTGCTAAGGTTCTTATTAATGAATTACACGTTGAAGATTTTGATGTTCTTCAAATCAATGCATCTAGAACTAATAGCGTTGACGATGTAAGAGAAAAAATTAATTATTTCGTGCAGACTATGCCTTTTGGCAAGTTCAAGGTGGTGCTATTAGACGAAGCTGACTATCTAAGTCATAATGCGCAAGCAGCCTTGAGAAATGATATGGAAGCGTATCACATGACAGTGCGCTATATCCTAACTTGCAATTATCAACACAAGATCATTCCTGCACTCAAGTCACGCTGTCATGAATTTCATATTTCTAAGACTGATATGACTGAATTTACTGCAAGAGCAGCGACGGTACTTGTAAACGAAAATATAGAATTTGATCTAGAAGTATTAGATACATATGTTCGCGCTACATATCCTGATCTAAGAAAGTGTCTAAATCAACTACAAGTAAACAGTGTAAGTGGAAAACTTGTTGCACCAATAATTGGATCAGGGGGAGAAGATGAGTTGTTAGTTACAGCTATACATTTATTTAAATCTGGGAAAATACTTGAGGGACGACAACAGTTGATGCAATATATTAGTTTATATCCTACTCGTATTGAAGATACTTATAGATGGATGTATGACAATCTTGATCTTTGGGGTAACAGCAACGAAAAGAAAGATGCATCAATTGTTATCATTCGTAATGGCTTAGCTAATTTGTCACTAGTTGGTGTTCCAGAAATTAGCTTAGCCGCGACTTTAGTTGAGTTAACAACATGAGATACTTATTAATAACATTTTTTAGAAAGGCCGGCGGTCAAATAGACGAAATGGTAAAGGTATGTAAAAAAGTTAAGCCTGCAGATTATAGTACATGCAATGTAATCATGGACTATGCTATTCAAAATGTTGAAAAATGTGTAATTGAAGGCAAAGCCATTGATAAGGATTTTAATAGGTTAAATGAATACTATAGGAAGATTTATCCTTCACTAATTGAGCAGCTAATCAAGGATGCTCCTTTATCTCTTAAACAAAAAGTTAAAAAATAATTAACTATATAGTTCTAAAACATCCTCAATAATCTTATGTCTTCTAATATCTCTTATTTCAAATTTACAAACACCTATCCCTGCTGTAGGTTTCTTTAACAATCTATTTGTTAGATCGTAGATACCATTATCTACCATGCGTCTATCTGTTTGTTCAATATCACCTGTAATAACTATTTTACTACCTATCCCAATTCTAGTCAACAACATTTTTAATTGCGTTGGTGTAGCATTTTGTGCTTCGTCTAATATTACAAATGCTTTTTTAAAATTACGACCACGACAAAATGCTAGTGGAACGATTTCAATAATTTGTTCTTCAAGCATATAAGTTATTTCACGTAGTGAGTAAAATTCATTAAGCACATCTACTAAAGGTCGTACCCAAGGTTCCATCTTACTGTTTAGATCGCCAGGTAAGAAACCATGTTTTTCGTCATCAACCGCTACCGCAGGTCTAGTCAATATGATCTTATCGCAGTCTCCGTTTCTTAGGGACTTAATCGCGGCTAGCATCGCTAAGTACGTCTTACCGGTGCCAGCTGGACCGGATACAACTACGATGTCTAAGTCTCTGTCGATGAGTGATAGGATGTATTTTTCTTGATTGATTGACTGCGGTAGCAGTTCTATCTTTTTCTTATTTTTTCGATTGTCTTGATTAAAATCGATTGTTTTATTTTCATGGATATAAAATTTATGTGAATTATTGTTCATTTTACGTTGTTGTTCTTTTCTTAAAGCACCAGTTTTTCTCTTACTCAAGTCAAATCTCCTTTGTGATTTAAGTATTTACCTTATGTAATATCCTAATATAGTAGATACTTTACACGGTAAAATATGATAAATATACTACCCTGTCCTTTTTTATATAATCCTGTTAGATATAGTTTTTGATAAATACAATATGAACCGCATGCCCGCAAATGACTTTTTTAATGATATAGATTTTGTTAGTATAATCAATACTATAAAAGGTATCATGACTAGCGACGGATCCATGAGTATTTTATTAGATTATGAGCGTGTATTAGATGATGCGGACGTTTATGCATTTAAAAATTGGAAGTTAGGAGAGTTGGTTCAGGGCCCAGATACTGGACGTTACAGCGTAACTTGTACTTTCATGTGGCCTTTTAAATTAATGCCTGATCCACGAGCAGCAAAAAGATTACTAACTTTAGGTTGTAAGGTTTTCTATAGTAAACAAGAAATTGAAGTGCCCATTGAAGTAACAGGATATGATGATTTTGTTCAAGGAACAAACTACCCTAAAGGAATAATGCGTAAAGTTTGGTTTGTAAAAATAGAAATCCCATTAGAATTAATGGATGATATTAAAGAAGGTAGTATTGATCTGGCTGATAAAACTGTTGATTTGAGTGAAATAGAAGACGCTTACAATGATGACTTAGATAAAGAAGATGCCCAACAAAATACAGATATGGATAAAAAGATGAATATTAATAATCCTTTACCACCTTTACCGGGACCAGCTCCTTTAGCGCCTCTTCCAGGATTATAAAATGAAACAAATTAATGAAGGTTTAGATTATCATGATATGGTTGGTCAAGTAGAACCAACTGTAAGCATTGACGAATATAGTGCTAAAATGGGCAAAGATAGTGAATTAATTACCTTAGCATTTACTGTTAATAGCAAAATGGCCGGTGACGATTTAACAAGTTGGTTCGAAAAAGGATATGATTTTGTTTTAGATGCACAGATAAGCGACGGCGAGATAGTACCGGGTAAGTATTTGGTATTTGTGGAAATGAATAGAAGAAGTCATGCTCCAAAGAAAATAATTTCTATGCTTGACGATTTAAACACATTAACAGAATTAGATTTAGAAGATTGGAAAATTAAAATTAAAGATAAAATATATGATCCAAGTGAAGAGGTTATAAAAAACAATATAACATTAAGCCCACATGACTACAGAGTCCAAGAAGAAAAACAAGAAGAATTAAATGAAATTCGAACTTTGGCTAACCTACCCACTAAAAATGTATTTGAAGATGACCAATATACTAAATATGTGAAATCAATAGCAGGTATTTAATATGCAAACATTACGACAAGCAGCTTCTATAACCACAGAACCAACAGTAGAAGGAAAGGGATTTTTTCATAATCTTAAAACTATGCTAGCTGACAGTGATGATATATCAGCACTATCAACTAAGCGCGTAGTATCAATTCTTGCTTTCTTTTGCTGTATGGTTGGTTTTTTCGTAGATTTGTTTACTAATTTAGAAATATCATCAGAAATCTATAGTAGCATGATGTGGGTAGCAATAGCTGGAATGGGTTTCACTGGTTTCGAGAAGTTTGCTCCAAAGAAGTAATTTTTCTTTGCATGAGAAAAAAATTATAGTATAATAGAGCATGGATCTCTACTCTGTATTAGGCATATCAAAATCTGCAAATGCTGATGAAATAAAAAAAGCATATCGTAAGCTAGCAAGTCAGCACCATCCAGATAAGGGCGGAGATACTGCTAAATTTCAAAAAATTCAAGAAGCATATGCAATTCTAAGCGATCCTGAAAAGAAAGCCCAACATGATAACCCACAAACGCAAGGTATACATATGGGCCCAAATGGATTTTCTTTCCAAATGGGCGGTGATATAAATGATATTTTTAATCAAATATTTGAAGGGCGAAGAGGACCTTTTGGCTCAGGGCAAAGACAACATAGACAAATTTTAAGAACACAAGTCCAATTATCTTTACAGCAGGCATACACTGGTAATAGTCAGGTTTTAAGGCTAAGCACTAATAACGGTGCTAAGGTAATTAATATAGAGATACCTCCTGGGGTACTATCAGGGGATCAAGTAAAATATGACAATATAATTGATAATGCAACTCTATTGGTAGAATTTAAAGTTTTACCTGATTTAAGATTTGATAGAAAAAATCAAGATTTATATGCGTCACATACTATTTCGGTTCTTGATTTGATAGTTGGATGTAATTTTGAATTTACAACTATAAATGGTAAAACAATACAAGTAACAGTGCCACCAAAAACACAACCTTATATGCAATTAAAGTTAGCAGGATTTGGAATGCCTATTCCTAACACGACTTTTTACGGTGACCTTCTAGTATTGCTTAAACCCTATATACCAGATAATATACACCCTGAAATTTTAAACACAATTGACCAATATAAAAATGTCCATTAAGGTAACAATTTGCGAAGTATAGTGATATACTTTGTGATACAATATTTGATATATATACAAAAGGAAACATATGAACACATCACCGGAAATTGAAAATATTATTGAGCAATCTATTACGATTGCCAAAAAACACAATCATCAATATGTAACAGTTGAACATCTACTATTATCATTGATTAGTTTCCAACCGTTTAAAAGGTGCTTGAGCAGTTTTGGTGTAGACACAGAATTAATGATTGATGAGGTATCTGGATATGTTGCCTCACTTAATGCTATTAAAAGCCAAAATAGTGATGTTAACCCTAAAAAGACCAATAATTTAGAACGTGTAATGAACCGTTCGGTAACACAAGTGTTGTTTACTGGTCGCCGTCAAGTTACAACTATTGATATTTTTCTTAGCATGTGTGCAGAGGGAAATAGTCATGCTCATTACTTTTTGTTAAAATATGGTGTAAACAAGCAGGAGTTTTTAGTACACTGGCAAAAGCACTATAAGGGCGGTGAGTTTGTACAAAACTTAACTGACACTCAAGCTGATGAAATTTTGGAAGAATTTACAACCAATTTAACTGCACTTGCAAGACAGGACAAGCTTGAGCCAGTTATCGGACGCACACAAGAAATTGATGACATTGTTAATGTATTAGCAAAGCGTTTTAAATCTAATGTGTTGATGGTCGGTGACCCCGGTGTTGGCAAAACTGCAATTGCCGAAGGTATCGCACGTGCCATAGTTAATAAAGAAGTTCCCGAATTTCTTAATGGACATGAACTTTATAGTCTTGAAGTAGCAGGCTTATTAGCAGGAAGTCGTTATCGAGGTGACTTTGAAGAAAAGGTCAAGCAAGTTATCCAAGCCTTGACTACTAAAAAGAAGGTTATTTTGTTTATTGACGAAGCACATACAATGAAGAGTGCAGGTAACAGCGGCAACGGCAGTGTTGATTTTAGTAACATGATCAAACCTGCAATTACCAAGGGTAATTTAAAAGTTATTGCTAGTACAACTTGGGAAGATTTCTACGAAAGTTTTGAAAAGGATCGTGCATTAATGCGCCGTTTCTTTAAGATAACTGTAGATGAGCCTAGCGAAGAAAGCACAGTTAGAATTTTAAGTGGATTGGCCGCGCGCCTTAACGACTTCCATGAAGTTAACATTAGCATTGAGGCTATTAATTCAGCAGTAGAAAGTGCTACACGTTATATCCATGATCGTAAAAATCCTGATAAGAGTATTGATTTACTTGACGCAGCCTGTGCAAAACAAAGGGTATTAGGCAATAAAGATGTTGTGATTAATAAACAAATGATTTTTGATCAAGTAGAAAAATATACAGGTGTACCAGCAGATAAACTAAGCGGTGATAACTATGCTAAAATTAATAGTCTAGATACTAATATTAAGGCTAAGTTGTATGGACAAGATGAAGCTGTAGACAAAGTACTTGAACGTGTTTACGTAAGTTTTGCTGGTATTAATACTGAAACAAAACCTATTGCAAGTTTCTTGTTCTTAGGTCCAACAGGAACTGGTAAAACTGAAATGGCTAAGTTGTTAAGTAAAAACCTTGACATGCCTCTTCTCAAATACGACATGAGTGAGTATAGTGAAAAGTATACTGTAAGTTCATTAATTGGTCCTCCTCCTGGTTATGTTGGCTTTAGTGATAGTCAGGTACAAGGTGGTAGGTTAATTAGCGACCTTAGTAAAAACCCACACAGCGTAATGCTATTTGATGAGGTTGAAAAGGCACATCCAGATATCTTTAATATCTTCTTGCAAATCCTTGATGAAGGTCGTGTAACTGGAAGCAATGGCAAGGAAGTAAGTTGCAAAAACAGTATTATCATTTTAACAAGTAATCTTGGAAGTGCTGATGGAGAACGCAATAATATTGGGTTCGGCGATCTGCAAAAGACAGGAGAAGATGATAAGGCATTTAAAGATTTTTTCAAACCCGAGTTTAGAAACCGTCTTGATATGGTCTGCAAATTTCAAAAACTTGATATGCTTTCTATTAAAAAGATTGTTATTAAGTTTCTTGATGATGCCAAGAGGTTATTGCTCGAAAAGCATAACATCACATTAAATCTAACTGAAAATGTAATTGAATATCTTGCTGAAAAGGGTTACGATACTAAGATGGGCGCACGTCCTCTTGCACGTAAAATTGATGAATTAATTCGTGTACCTTTGTCTAAAAAGATTTTGTTTGAGAGAATTAATAATGCTAACATTATGGCAAATCTTGTAGACGGCGAAATACATTTTAATGTTACCAATAAAGTTAGTGCTGTTATTGGCGAAGATGGAATTATTCAAGTTGAAAATTGAAAAAAGAAATAAATTATATTATGGAAAATATCCATATAGAGCTACCCTTAAGGTAGTAGGATCTGCTTATACCTATTATAGTAAAAACTATGATGACTTTTGCGCACGTATGCAAAGACATAAAAATGATATTAACAAGTCACAGAATTATCATATTAAAGATCGTCATGAATATTGGGTAAAGTTTCTTGACAATATTAATTACTTAAAAATTAAAGAGTATTTTAAATGGCGAGAAACTAATGCCGATTACGTTACTATTAGGGTAGAGGGAGATAAGATTAGTGTATTTTGTTGTGATTTAAATTTACTTACTACTTTAGAAACTATTAATCCGCAAGTTACGTATACTAAGGCTATAGCATTAAAAACTGATACATTATACTTTAAAAAAACTCCTAAATTTAAGTATAGGACTTTTTTTAAAAGTAAACGTATAACTACAGAATTTGGACAAAATATCTTAGATTTTGCTAAAAGATATAATACAAGTACTGAGATTAAGTTAAGCTCATCTATAGTAAAATTTATAAAAGAACGTAATATTAACCGATATACTTATTTACATGGTAGCTACTTTATAGATTACAATAATGAAAGTGTAAAGTCATTAGTTTATATGTTTTTTGGAGAAATGTTGGGTAAAACGTATTACCTTGAAAAAGAGCCATAAAAGTGATAAATACTCTGTAAATATGGAGTATGTATGGCTAAGATTGTAGAGGACGTAGTCCTTATAAAATTCAGCAAAATCGTTAAAGACAATGAAAAAGAAAGTGAAGGGATAGCTGGCCCTGATATTCAACAAGCTTTAGAACAGGTAGCTCAAGAACTAGTAGGCGACGGCATAGTCGTTGAGGTTGTAAAAGGTAAATGAGCCAGCAAACAACACTAATTCTATTTCCAGCAACCACCTATGACGGCGGCGGTACTGCTAATGTTTATAATCTTACAAGTAATGCTCAACCTGCAGCAGCCTACTATTTAGGTAATCAAGACCTACAAACTATTAATATTAAAACTACAGATTTTACCGGCAATATAGTCATCGAAGCTACGCTTAGTGCAAATAGTTCAACTAATGAGTATTTTGAAGTATACAAATCAAGTAATAATGCTAACGCTAATTTAAGCATGTATACAAATATCGAAGGTAACTTTGTATACATGAGAGCAAAAATTGAAGATTTTGCAGGTGGTGTGTTAAATTTTGCTAAATTGAGTTATTAATATGAAAGAAATAGTCATCATGCCAGGTGGATTTCATCCTTTCCACGCAGGTCATTTTGCGTTATACCAAAGTGCTAAAAAAGCCTTTCCTAATGCTGATGTGTATGTCGCTGCTAGTAATGATACAAGTGAAAGACCTTTTCCCTTTGCGTTGAAAGAAAAACTAGCGAAACTTGCAGGAGTCGATGCCGACAGCTTTATTCAGGTAAAAAGCCCGTTCATACCAAAAGAAATAACACAAAACTATGATCCAGAAAATGATGTATTGATTTTCGTCCGTAGTGAAAAAGATCGTAATGAATACCCTAAACCTGGAGGTACTAAGAAAGACGGCAGTCCTAGTTACTTCCAACCTTATTCAGATAAAGATTTACAACCGTTCGGTAAACATGCTTATATAGATTATCTCCCCACTGTAGAATTCGGTCCTGGCTTAAAAAGCGCCACTGAGATACGTAATATTTGGCCAAAATTAAATGACAGAAGAAAACAAGCAATGGTTTTGAGTTTATATCCTGCCACTAAAGAAAATAAAAAGTTATTAAATGTTGCAGTAAAATTATTAGATGCAGGTATGTATGATAATAGCACTAAAGATGATAAACCAAAAGTGCCAAAAGTTTCTGAAAACATAGATTATCTTCCAGAAAAATAATTTACTATATTCCTCAGAATGTAAATATCTGTACATTTTCAAGAGGATAACATGGCAAAAAATAAATCTAAGGCACAAACCGAAAATACTGTACCAGTAGAAAAAGTGCAGGAAGTAGCAGAACAACAAGGCGCTCCCCCACCACCTCAACCATCCGAACCGCCTCCAGCAGGACAAAATCAAGTTCAAGTAAATGTAGACTTCCTTAAGACTACCAGGGTTCATATAGCAATGCCATGTTACGGTGGTATGCTTACCGAGTCTACATTTATGAGTTTTATTAAGTGGGCAAACACGGCTCGTCAATTAGGCATCGATTGGACATTAGAAACGATGGTCAATGAAAGTTTAATTAGTCGTGCCCGTAATACACTAACAGCAAAGTTTTTAGATATGCCAGACGCTACTCACTTATTCTTTGTTGACGCTGACATTGGTTGGGAACCATGGCACTTACTAGTTTTAATAAACAGAAATGTAGACGTTATCGGTGGACTGTACCCAATGAAGACTATGCCTATTAAGTGGGTAGTTAATGGATTTGAAGGCGCAGAAGAAGGCCCAGACGGTTTACAAGAAGTTAGCAAAGCTGGCACAGGTTTCTTATTGATGAAGAAACATGTATTTGGAAAATTGAATGCACATCCTGCTGTGAAGCAGTATAAGAATGATATAGGACTTGATCCTAAGTATGACAAACATCTTAAAACTTATTTCGATACAGCAGTACGTCAGAACCGTTATTATAGTGAAGATTGGACTTTCTGTGAAAACTGGCGTGATCTGGGCGGACGTATTTGGGTAGATAAGCGCGTACTATTACGTCATAGTGGAGCATATGTTTTTTGTATGGAAAATCAACAATATTTAAATGATAATATAGGACCTTTATATGTTGATGGCAAAAAACAACAAGGATTTACATTTAAAGATAAAGACGGCAATGACGCACGATAATAACAAGGGATTATTATCGTGGAAAGTCAAGACGTAAAATTTTTCAATACTTTTAGTTATGTAATAAGCATACTTTTTGTAGTTGCCATTTTATTGTTTACAGTAGCATGGCAAGTAGGAAAAAACACACAATCAACTTACAAATTTAGCGACCAAGAGTATATTAAACAGGTCGAAAGCAATC